GTGATAACGTTGATGTAATATTGGTCTCAAAGCGAGTAGCCAAGGAGTTTCTGTCCCTAAATATTATGGTTGACCGGCTAATTATTGATGAGATTGATCTTTTTATGCCCGTTAAAAACGTATGTAAAAAGGGTAATATTAATTCTCAGGATATCAACTTAATGGCCAAATTTTTTTGGATGGTGACAGCCACACCAGGCTGTCTTTTCGGTAATAAACCATCGACGAGAATGCTTCAATCTGCAGTTCATTTTGATCATTACAAAAAAAACAAAGTCCATGACTATTTGGAGTTTCCTACTAATTTATTTGTCAATTTGCCGACATATTTAATAGTCAATAATCTGATTGTTAAAAATGATGATGAATTTGTCAAAGCCTCAACAGCACTTCCAGATCCCCAATTCCAAATAATTCAATGTTTACAACCTAAGTCTTTTCAAGTCTGTGTTAACTTTATGCCACAACTGGAAAAAGAGCTAAATGGACATAATCTAGTGAAAGTTGCTCTAATTTTAGGTTGTAAAATTGAAACACCTGAAGAAATTTTGGGCAAAATCGAAAACGAAATCGAATGGAAACTGATTACTATCCAAACAAATTTGGTTACACAACAAAAATTATTAGAAGAAACCGTAAATTTAACCGAATTTCGAATTAACTCTATTGAAAGTCAAATAAGGGAATACAAAGATCAGGAGGTTGCAACTAAAACGCGGTTAGATGCCATTCGAAAAAATATTGCAGAGTTGAAGAGTGGGTGTTGTAATATTTGTTATTTTGAATTCGAAAATGACCGTGACGATAACCCAGCAACTTTTTTACATTGTTGTAAGAACTTGATTTGCACTTTATGTATCAGCGAAGTTAAATCTAAACAAGATAGCTGTCCATATTGTCGAGCTCGACCTCTAAATTTCTCTATTTCTACCGATTACATGGAAAGAAGAAATAGAGAGGGAGAAGAAGGTAGTCGAGATGGCTTGGAAAATGTAGGACCTAAGGAAAAAATAACTACATTATTGAAAATATTACGGGACAATAAACACGGCCGATTTTTGATTTTTGCAAGTGAGGATGGATCTTTTAATGATATTACTCGTAATTTAGAAAACAATGGCTATCCTTACCATATTCTTAAAAAAGACTCAGGTAATGTTAAGGAGCAGATTGGAGAATTTAGTTCAGGTGTCGTCAATATTCTTTTAATGAATGCCACCGTTCATGGGGCTGGACTTAATCTTCAGTGTGCGAGTCATATTATCATGTTTCACCGTCTTGACCAATTAACTCGGGAGCAGGTAATTGGTCGTGGACAAAGAATGGGACGACCTCAAATTCAGACCGAAACTGGAGAAATCAAAATACAACCACTCAAAGTAATCGAACTTCGTTATCCTCACGAATAAAATCCGTTCTATACAATTTCCACATGTTTTCTTCGGTATCATAATCATAAACTGTTTCGCCATAACAACTTGGGTCTATGCCTCCATGGAAAATGATTTTCGTAACATTTTTGATAAAAATGATGTTTTCCCCTTGGTTCCTGACCAAAAATCGCCCATTTTCTCCATATTTTTCACTTTGACCATTTTCACCTTCTTTTTCTTATAACTATCTTTAACATCGGGACTAGTCCAAAAATATAATATTACCGACATATTTTTATCTAAGTCTATATTACGTTGAGTAATAAGATGGATTGGACATCCCAAATCAGAGAGCGACATTAGTGCCTGTTCAACTGAAAGAGAAGTATTGTTTTTCTTTCTTGCGGTCGAACAACAATATTGTCCCTTTTTGATATCAACAAAACCATGCAAACATGTGGCAACAATTGTTTCGTCTGGTATTTCACTCATAAAATCAAATGAACAACTCTGCATTCGAAAAGTCAAATATGAACAATCAACTAAGAGAGCTGTTAAAACCTGAGAAGGTGGTTTAATTGATTGTGTAACATTGCCATTAATTGCTAATGAAAGATCTTGGTCGAAATGACCAGAATCAGATAGGTCACCTGCTCTTGATGAAGAGAATCTCAAATAATCAGGTTCTTTTTGTTTTTGCATATTTATAAATATGAATAAAATAGTCCTTCAAATTTTCTTCAGGGTGTATGTTCTGTCATCCCTTTATTTGAAAAAACTGAACATAGTTCTAGTTTTATCTAGTCAATGTCATGAGTTCACGTTTTCTTCCCCCTATTATAGATCCATCACGTCGAGTTGCCTTTTCTTCATCTCTGAAAGAGCAACAGGAAGAACGTTTTCCAACTATGGTTACTTCTTCCGTTCCTACGATACATGACGATAAAGAGAATATTATAACTGAAAAGGGGGATATTAGTAAAATTCTAACAGGAGGAGTAGTTTTACCTCCCCTTCAAGAATCACTTAGTTATTGGCAAAGTGCCTATTTGGCAATTTCACGTCAATTTCAATCAGTTGTTAGTGTTCTAGATCAACAAAATCGCGCTCTTGGTGTTGAACGTGATCTCAGAAAAGCACTAACTGCTATTGCCAATTCCAATTTTAATCACGAAGAACCCAGAATTGTTTTAAATACAGTACTACTTCGTGCAATTGATGTTATTTGCGAACGAGCAGGGGGCCAAGCATTCTGCTTTATTACTCCAGATGGAATGCCTCGTTTCCTTCCAAATGCAACTGAACGGCAACAATATATCTTTTCGACATCAACAGCAGAACATGCACAATTAATGCGTTTACGTAATCATGATGTGCCGAATTTTGATCATACTCCAATGTTCCAAGCAGCTGTCTCTGGTGGACGTGAAATCCTTTATTCTGGTGCACAAATTCGTAATACTCTTATTGCTAATGAAAATGAAAAAAAACAGGCGGAACAACAGGGACGTAAACCAGTGACTTATTGTGCTTTACCTCCAGGACATTTTGGAATCCAGCAATTATGGTTATCTCCATTTACTGGATGTTTATTAGGTTGTAGTAATGGTGAATATCCGAGTGCACTTCGAGAAGCTGTTAATAATGCTATGCCCGCTTTTCTTGATTCCGTTGTTAGAGTGGTATCTGAAGCGACTAAGTCTTATGAGGAACGTGAACAACGTCAATTAGAAACACAATTGAGTATGTTACATCGAAAGATTGTAAGAGTTGCACAGGATTACGATGATATTCCAGAAGAAGCAATGTCACATGTTTTAAATGTGATTTCACGACAACTAAATAACGTTTACGTGACTTTTATTTCGGTAGAAGAGAAAGAACAAGAACTATTAACAAGGAAATGTGATGGCTCGATTCCAAGTAGTACTGGTAACCCTATCTTACAAATGAGTCAATATCGTCTCGGAAATCGTATTAATCTATTAACTGATAACTTCACCTCTGGTGAATTAGATTCTCTTTTTGATACCGAGTTTTCAGACCAACTTCTTATTTGGTCTATCGATCGAAAACCAACTTATCTTGATTCTACTACGGATTTACCAACCAAACTAGCAGATTGTGTTCTGCGTAATCCAATCGCTATTCTACCTGTCTTTTATGCAGGGAAACCAGCCGGCGCATTAATTGTTTATGGACCATTTATGGACAGTTTTGCAAGTACTGTACAAGATGCATTAAGTCAGAGTATAACATTACTACAAAGAAAATCAGAATCATTACGACATGATTACCAATTACAAGGACAATGGCAAGTTCCTGATGCTATCAAAAATGAAGTGGCAAAAGCATTACAACAGAGGAAAGTGGAGATAGCTAATGATTCTCTTGACAAGTCAACACTTGAACGCTCAGTTCTTTTATCTTGGAAGGCAACTCCAAAACAACCAATCGGTCTTTTGATGGCCGATTTAGTTGGTTCAACCGTGTGGGAGTCATGGGCCGGTCCAGTTCGAATGGCCAATATATATACATCACTGTGGGCACGTTTGGGTAAATCAATGAAACATTTTCCTGGTGTGATACCATTTAAAGTGATTGGAGATTGTTATGTCGCCTTATCAGGTATCCCAATACCGACTGATTCACTGACGGAATTAGTTCATTTCGGATTATCTGTTCATGATGAAATGGCAACAGAGTGGGAATCATCAAAATTAATTGAAATTGCAGAAAGCCATGAGAATTTTGATCGGTCTCGTCGATCTTCATGTTCATCACAAAGTAGAAACCCAAATGGAATGTATATGCGAGTTGGATGCGGTGCAACGAATAGTGATGACAAAATGTACTGTTATGTCGGTGTGCCTGACGAGTGTCCAATACTAGATGTAACAGGAACACAATTCTCAGAAGTAGAAAGAATGATGAAAGGCGCACCAGGTGGACGAGGTGTAATAGTTAACGATTTTTTGGCAAACTTAATAAAAGAAGATTCCAATTTACGATTGGGATCACCAATAATTAAATCATTGCAAGGTCATGGAGAAGTGTCTACACGCTTAGTCTCAAAAAATAAAGACACCCAATGATTCTTCAATAGATACTTCTTTTCTTTGGTTCACACCACCAGATGCCTGGAATAAATGTCTTACAAAAAAAATGCATTTAAATTCTTAATTTATCAATCTAAACAAAATGCCAAAAAAAATATCATGCGGAGCTATTTTATATTCGTTCCACCCTCAAACGAATCGAATTGGCCTAATATTAGGCTATGAGGGGAATGGTTGGTATCCATTCAAAGGTGGAAAAGATAAAGGTGAGTCCGATAAAGAGGCTGCTAAAAGAGAAATCTATGAAGAGACTTGTGGACTTGTAAAACCCATCGACGTAGATTTACAGTGTTATTTTTCCACTAAATCAAAGGTTTATAAATTAGGTTTAGTTTATGCACCTTACGAATTCATTTCGGAATTCACAATTGAGAGAGCCAAACATACTTCCGGATCTTTCGCTGAAAAGAAAGAAGTCAGGTTTTTCCCTCTCAACATAATAAATCGAAACTCAGATTTACCCTATATTACTAAACGTACTATCAACCATTATCGCCAAGAGTTAGGTAATTTAGACGCTCTAGGTCCACCAAAAATTAAATCACATTCGAGTGCCAGTTGTCAAGAAGATGCGAAAAAGCAACGAAAATGTGGCATTTTGGGACGAACTGAATCAACAAAGTCAGTTCCATGTAGGTCCACAACAACGGATAAGATTAAACATTGGAGTATGGTGTTTAGATATGTTAGAGGACGATTACCTCTACAAAATTGTTTTTGACAAAACACTTTGGGTTACCTAAACCATAAACTGACACTACAAAGAAAAACAACAAAAAATTGTTAAAATCATCTGGAAAAAATGAAGGTTTACTGTTACGATTGTGGACTTTATAGAGATATTGGCCATCATTGTGGATTGCGACGATGTTATAAATGTCGACGTCACTTACCAATAGAACAAGCACAAAGTCATATTGATAGCTGTGACTTTTCTCATCCAAAATTTGATCTTGGCTGTTGGGTATGGTTCAAATGTATATTCGACAATATGAAAATCAAACTTTAGTCTGCATCACTTGATATCTTTGGAAAAATTGAAACAAATTTATTAAATTATCACAAGATGTCAACAATTACTCTAACTTATGGCGACGTTTGCGAAAATCACGTGGGAATGCAACAAATAGGAAAATTAGCTTCCAATGGACTTCCAACACAATTATTAGAGACGATCCAACAACAGTTTCCCCAAAATGCTGAACTTATTCGTTTGAATACCTTGCCATCACAAAGTGATGCAAGTATTTTAATTATCCGAAATGGAGTCGAATTACTGCTGCCTAATACTCTAACTCCACTTTATCAAGAACAGAATAGCCTAGAGCCTGATAAGAAAGCCTTAATTCGTGGTCGAGTTGTAAATAAACGGGCACGATATAATCTCTGTTTTTCAACAACCGGTCAATCACCTGATTACGAAACGGGAAAGGGTACTATAGTTGCTTTTGATCAGGTACCTTATACTCGATTATTGGGACACAAGTTAGCACAAATATTTGGGACCGAGCCTTTAGAGTGTGAAGGTAACTATTATTTTGATTCTAACGCACATATTTCACTGCATGGTGATACAGAGAGAAGAGTAGTAATTGGGGTTAGAATGGGTGTGACGATACCTTTAATGTACTGGTGGTTCCAAAATTTCCGACCAGTTGGAGATCCTATTACATTAATGTTGAATCATGGTGACATTTATGTGATGAGCGAGAAAGCAGTTGGGTTTGATTGGAAACGGAGTAGTATCATGACTCTGAGACATTCGGCGGGTAGTCTCGCTTTTTTAGAAAAAGAAAAAAAGCGAATTTGGAAAAAGGTGGCAGACAGAGAGACGGTCATGGTTTCAACTCCCGCGATTACAGTTGTGGTTCCTCAACCACAAAGCGATTTGATCATTGATCAAGATGAAATTATTGCAGACTAAAGTGCTTTTTCTAATTTATATTTCGCCTTTGTTTTCTGTTTTTCGTTATGGTCTGCTGTGTTTGACAACAATTCATCAACGATTCCAGGAATATAACCCAAATATTCAAGATCCCGATCTCGCATAGTTGACTTTGATAATCGAATAGGTGTTCGATGGTGGTCTAAGCAGACACAAGATTTGGACATGAAACGTTCTCCTAGGGCTCTGAACCTTAAAATATACATTATCCACTAATAGATTTTAAAATCAAGTCAATTTTTCTTTCCGGAATACGAAAAAAAATACTAACTTTATAAATTATCTGACGGTAAGTTCACGGTTATCGGTTCCAATTTTCCGGAAAGTAATCTGAAATGGGCGCGGTTATCTCATCTGACTCTAGGAATATGGATATTAATATTAATGACTGTTTAAGGTGTAAAACTGAATCAAAGCATCAAAAATGTTGCTATCACAAGAAAGTTTGTGTTTGTTGCGATATATCTCCCAGTCAATGTACCTCCAAATATGTCGAACTACATAAATGTTCCTGTATGGATTATGAAGCTAAGAATTGTAAAGCGTCCTGTCATGAGTGTATATGTCATTGCATGGATAGTGGAGCTAAGAGATGTAGGGCATCCAATCATAATTGTATATGCGCGGGATATCATTGTATGTCTAAACATAAAAATGGGTTTTGTAATATGCCCGATAATTGTCCACATGGATTTGAAATCTGTAGGGCTTCCAGACATGTATGTATATGTATGGATAATAGAGTCCAGTATTGCAAGGCACCCTGTCATGATTGTTCATGTGCATGTGGGAGGCGCGGAACTGAGATTTGTAAGGCATTCCGTCATGACTGCTCATGTAAGATGTATGGATCTGATAAATGTAAAAAAACCACGGAGCATGATTGTTCATGTAAGAAGTATGGACCTGATAAATGTAAATGTAAAAAAACCACGGAGCATGATTGTTCATGTAAGAAATATGGACCTGATAAATGTAAATGTAAAAAAACCAAGAATCATGATTGTTCATGTAAGATCTATGGATCTCATCGATGCAAAGGATCCATACATAAATGTTCGTGTGTAGAATATGGTCCACGAAATTGTAAGTCGAATGCCCGATGTTTTTTTTCAAGCTCATTTGGCGCTATTTACCACGAATGTACCTGTACCAAGTTTGGACATGACCGTTGCAGAATGACTGATCCTTCAGTTGTTGCTGGACAACTAGACAGAGACGATATCAATCTTATCCGCGATTTTTTGGTACATGATTGCTCATGTGCATATAATGGTACCGATCAATGCAAATATATTCGTAAACTGTCAGAAACAAAAGATCCACATGCATGTAGCTGTAACATTGATACTCTTAAATGCAAAGCAACAATACACAAAAAGTGGGACAGTGTAAGAGAATCGGATAGTGTAAGAGAATCTAGCCAAATACAAATAGGCGCATTAGTAATATCAGAAGAAAATCCAGTGGTACAAGTTGGTATACCTTGTATATAAACCTATTTTCGAAAAATACAATCTCCTTACGAATATGTCAATTCATACTTTGACAACAGTTTTAGTGTATATCACCTAAATCAATCTAGGTGATAACAATGGGATTTATAAAGGATTCAAATTTGTAACTTTTCCAACCACTGAATCAAATGGATCCATCTCGTTATAAATATCGGCAGGATCTACCAAATAATCGTCATTTTCATCACGAGCTGATTCAGTACAGTCAATAAACAGTCTATCAATATCGATCAAATATGTTTCGACATATTCAAGGTATTTCGTTACAAATTTACCAGGTATTACAAGTTCTACACTCTCAGGCCCAGCGTCCCCAAAACAACTTTCATAATATGGCGGTTCAGGTGTCTTAGGATAAACCATGATTTTATTATCTCTAATACATGGTATTTCATAATGACAAGCTTTTGTTTTCTCCTCAAACTTAGATTCATCATCTTCTCCAAACGGTATAGAAAAATATACCGGCAAATCTTTCTTAAGTCGAAACACGTAGAGATATCCCTGAGTAGGAAGATATTTGGTAGGGTCAATTTCCTCATTTATTTTTTTAATCTTTTTGTACTTGTCACTGTATTTTTCAGTTAGAATCATAAAACTGACATCGGGATCGATTCCGAAATATAGTGATTTATTTTTATTCAGATGAAATAGATCAATGGAACCATGGTAAATTATGGTTCCTTTTGGCAAATAACTTCTATGTCCATGTTTTTCAATGTGTTTATTACCCACATCTTCTAGCCAGTTAGTATAAAATGTTCCATCGCCTTTACGCCACCAGTCCCAAACAGGTTTTCTTTTTCCCGAAAAAGTTGGTAGCTCAATAGTATCTTCATCCTCTGGATCGAAATCTTCTAAAAACTCATCAATACTTTCAAGTGCATTTTTTTCTGTGTCATACGAAAGGTCATCATAAGAAATTTTTTGTGATTTCATCATTTATATATATAAACATATAGAAATGAGCGACTCGCAAAAATTTGTCATCTCTATAGCCGTTTACTATAGTAATACGCTAGTTAAATAGCTATATTGTTAGCCTCATTTTTTTGGCTTATTAACTTATGTATTTTGGATCCAAGTTCACAGGTAATAGAGAATATTTGGGTTCTTTTCTATTAACAAAGAAAAATACCTTTGTTTTTCTGTTTTTCTTTGTTATATATGTCAGTTGAAAAATTCTATAAAGATCCCGAAGATTATCTCGAAACCGCCTATAATAACGTTCAAAAAATGCCAAACAATCGAATAATTAAAGTCGGTACTAACTCTCTTTTAGTTGGAACACTCGCTGGTCTAGCAACTGTTGGTCTTAGTGTATTGACTGGAAGCAAGAAACCAGTAGCAGTTGCCACGGGAGTTTCAGTTGGCACTCTTGCTGCTGCGGCTAGTGGAATGGTCAATGCCAATAAATATGGATGTGTCGAACAAACCAAAGACAAAGTAAGGCAATTTACAAAACAGATATAAGTATCTGTCGTTTAATAATATCTTTCTTTATTCTTCCATATTTTTTCTTCTCGTCAATTGTTAGTGATTTAAAATTACTCATCTTTTCAATGAATTCAATAAACTCTTTGTTATTTATTACAATAAGAGTGGTACAATCAGCGATTCTACTATAAGAAACAATTTCTTGGTCAACTAAATTAGGTAAATCAAAATGTCTTAAAGTTTTAGGTATTGTCAACATTCTGATCTGTACAGAAAATACATACTTTGTTCATTTTTTTGTTTTGTCTAATAATAAGCGTCGCTTTTTTTGAAAAAATGAACAAAATTCCAAATTCTATCTGAAAGTTTGATTGATGTATTACATATGGCAATCATATTACCCGAAATACATCAAACAATTCCACAAAAACCGGGTGATATGTTGCGCGCATTAGTATATAGACCTATAGTTATTTCACCGAATTTACCAATAAGAAATGTCAGATACCCCAAGTCCCCTGTTCCTCCACCAATAAATGATTCTGATCCTGAACAATGTGAAGAAGCTGAGCGTTGTTTAGCACCGATGAAAAGTTTTCATGATTTAAGTGTACTAAGAAAAGAAACGGATAAAAAACGAAGATTAGCAAAACGTCAGTCGGTCAAAAATCAAGAGACATATCCCCCTGTCATTGCTATCACTCCAAATTTTGATACAAAAACAGAACAAGATACGGAACCTATTGATTCTATATGGCGTCCAAAAATTAAAAAGATTGACAGTTTTCTCAAAAGCCCTAAATCCAAAAACGGTATATTACCCAATATTTTTGAACATAATCCTGGTACTTATGATCATAAAATCTCTCCACAGAATTCGAGAATTGGTATCACTCTTAGAGTACATAGAATTTGCGGTTCCGATCCGTTTCATGATTTTTGTAAAAAAGTAAGCGAAGAAAAACGTATAATATTTAGGGATCACGATCTTAGTGATTTCAGAATCATATTCCCCTATTTATATAAATATAACGAAATAAGTGATATGGATTTGACCGATATAGTAGAAATTCTAAACATATGTAAGGAAATACCCACTAATCACATTTGTGTCATTTGTAATTTTATTTATGCTTTTGTATTATCGGATGAAATATTTAGCACATGGGAAATTGACGAAAAGTATAGGTCAATTGTTCGAACATTGGGTGTCAAATTAATGAATATAACACGTTTCGATGACACACTTAAAGAAAAAAAACGGTTTCAATATAATGCTATATATGTAACATCCAAACAAATAATATTACAAAGGTCTCGTTTTGGTCCTGTTCTCGCGCGAAAAAACGGTGGAAATCGTAAACAAGATTTCCCTTGAAATAGCTCCAACTCTATACTTACTTTGGCCTAATGTCTTCCAGACACACTGAATATTATTGAAAAAAAGATACAAAATTTTATTATAATCGATATCTATCATAAACTATGATAGGCATATTAAAACTTGGACACCAGTGTTTCAATTTCGGACACCAGTGTTTCAATTGGGTTAAGTATACAACTCTTGCCTATGCGGTAGATAATAACGATTCAAAAACCGTGGATAAGCTACTTTCAATAGGCATGGTTCCAACTGAAATCCAACTATATAATTTATTATTAAGTACTATTAAACGAAGACAGTTAGATATTATAGTGTCATTACTCAATCATGGAACCAATCCTAATGGAGTTGATCAATATCGTCACGCTCCATTATTAAACGCAATTACATTTAGTGGCGTTTTTGGACAAAGATCAGGGTCCTCCACACCTTATGAAGACATAATACAATTATTACTTGAATATGGAGCAGATCCAAATGGATTTGGATTCACCAACAATGGCATTACTCCAATGATGAACGCAACCATGGCTGGTAGTTTATATTCTATGCAAATACTATTTGTCGGAGGGGGTAATCTTGATACCACTGATAAAGATGGTAATACATTACTTCATTTATCTATAGGACATGGAATTAATAAAGTACAATGGCTACTAGATAATGGCGCTGATCCCAATATACTGAATACTAGGGGATTCTCCGCATTTCGTAAAGCATGTTGGGAAGGCCTTTTAGAATATGCAGAAATATTGTTATATAATGGGGCCAATATAAATGCAAGTGACAAAAATGGCGATACAATTCTCCATTTAGCCAGAAAGTATAATAAAGATATTATACAATGGTTATTAGATAATGGTGCTGATCTAGAGGCAAGGGATTCAAGTGAAAAGACTCCACTTCATATTATATGTCAGAAGGAGTACTTGGAATATGCAGAAATGTTCATAGCAAGTGGATCTAATATCAATGCTATTGACGAAGATGGTAACACCGCTCTCCATCTTCTAGTGAGTACAAGTATCAATTTCGATCAGACATTGGGTGAATATAACGATTTGGAAAGACAATATAGATACGATAGGGTTAATTTCATACGACTTTTGCTTGATAATGATGCAAATCTAGATGCAAGGAATATAAGTGATGAAACTCCACTTCATATTGCATGTTTTGGTGGCTGTATTACATCTGTAAAACAATTGATCTCGAATGGAGCAAATATTTCCTCTATTAATAAATCTGGTATGACACCTCTTCATATAGCTATGATGCCATACCCTCAATCAGATTTAGATAATACTAAATCTAAAGCTGAAATAGTACAACACTTACTTGATAAAGGAGCTGACCCCAATACACTATGTATAAATAGACAACCTCCACTTCATCTTGCGGCCACTATATATAACATGGTATATTATAATATAGGATCAGGGGGAGACTATTGGACCACCACCAAGTCTATCAACTATTTATCAGACTTGGAAAACATTATAGCACTAGTCAAGGGTGGTGCCAACATTAACTTCGTTGATTTAAATGGAAATTCTATTCTCCATAAAGTGGCAGGGCTCAAAAGTAAAGACGAAAAGAGTGTGAATATTGTGCAATGGTTAATTAAAAACGGTATAACTCCCGATCAACCCAACAATGAAGGAAAGAGACCTCTTGATATTGCGACCAGTGTCTATAATTTCTCTATTATAGATATATTAATTAATTATTCACCATAATTATCAACCCATTTTGTTTTATGACTTTCCCGAATCCTTTGATAATTATCGAACGTCATCTTACCGTTCCAGAAACTTAAAGATATGACACAAAGTAGACTTTCATCCCTGCAAATAGTGGCCGAAAAAATAGAAAACTTTTTTATATAGTTGCAGTTTTATCCGGAAAACCAAAATGGGAGTCAGAGCGTATTTGAAATTCATAGAAACACATAAGAAAAACTGTGAGTGTTCCGATTTGGGACCAGAAAATTGTAATAATCCTTATCATATATGTACATGCATTGAACATGGACCCAAACGCTGTAGACATGTACTCATTATAAAAACATTTTATGAAATAGGAGGACATGACTGTGTTTGTCGTTTCCGAGTACAGATGAATAATTTATTTAGTAATTCTCCTCCAGACGATGTGAGGTCAGAACTATTAAACAAATTTCAAATATGTCGTAATCATAAACATAAACACCAATCTAAACTGAAATTGCATTTATCTTAAAGTAGAACACTACATTGATGTTTGTGCACGTTTAGTTGGGACACTCACTGATTTATCAATAACAACATGGCTCTTACTAAAGACTATATATTGGCGATTGGCAAGGATTCGTTCCTCTTGCTATTTTGCATATACTCCTTTGCGAATTGTAAACTTTTCCTATATAGGATCAGCTGACCTCTAGACGTACATTGTTTAGCGGTCCAGATTGTTGAACAGAACATACAAAGTATTAAAGTAAATTACTATCTAATTTATCGACCCCAATGCCGTTTTTTTTATTAGAAAACACTTCAATTGATCTTCTTCATAGGTTTTATATCCAAACTTTTCTGCATATTCTACCAATTCGGCCAACTGACAAGGATTCCATTTTGGATAGTGGTAGAGTGACGAATTTATCAGCCCTCTGACCCCCATCTCACTGCCTGTGAGATAGACAGGTTCTAACCTAGATACATTTTCGCCACTATTAACTATCCTATCAATCTCTCCTTTCCACTTTTTAATTGCCGTCGTCTTTACAAGTATGTTTAGTTCCCTCTCTGCCTGTATTTCAGCTTCTCGTTTAGCTTCTTCTTCCTTAGCTTTTTTAGCTTTTATAGCTTCGTAATATTTACGAACACGAATGAGTTCGTTAATCTTTTCCGTGCCCATTTTCAAAAATTTGCGAGGGACTTTTCAGATATTTTCTAAATATCCGACATTTTTTTAGTGAAATGAAAATTTTACGAACCCGCTTTGTTTGCAAGTAATCCAAACAAAGCGTAAGTCTTCTTAAGTTTTCGGTTACATTAGATTTAACTTAGGTTAAAAAACCGCACTAGTTTGTCCTTAGTTTGATTTACTTTATCTTTGGTTTGTTTAACTGGTCCATATTCATTAGCACCCGCCACTCCATTAATAGTAGCAGCCACTATTCCTAATGAAACGCCAGTGGCCAGTGCCGTTTGTGTATTACTTCCAGTCAATGAACTAAGACCAACGGTTGCTAGACATGCAAGTGTCCCTACTAACATGGAGCGTGTACCAATCTTAATTACACGATTCATTGGCATTTTTTGGGCGTTATCACATGCCGTTTCGATATAGTGTCCAGGATCTTTATAGAAATCGGCAAATGACATATATTTTAGAATTTAGTCTTTTACTGGCTGGTTATACTGAAAATAGAAAAAAGTTTCAGTTTTTTAGTGTTATTGTAGTAGAAACATTCCAGAAATTTACAAAAAGTCAATAATGGCCATATTATTTTGTCTTCGGGAAGCGTGTTCTATGCAGACTGGTCCTTTCAAGTAATTATACTTTGGTACATAACAACCGTGATTTCTAACAACTTGTTCATTGGCGTGCATCAACATTTTTTCGTTCAACCACACTTAAAAATTGACAAAAATATCATATTTATCTGAAAAGAGCGAAAGAATAGTGGTATCAAATCAAATGTTAGCCATAACGAAAAAATTAGAAAAAGTTGGGGAAGATGTAATGCGAATGGCTAATTCGAAAATATTATTGAGATTAAAAGGTACTAAGTGTTCAATCTGTTTGGAGAGTAAATGCAACTATCAATCAAAATGTGGCCACTCTTTTCACCGATCTTGCTTGAGTGAGTGGATGTCATTTGGACCAGGCGATTTTCTTGATCTTGTCAAAACGGGTTGCCCAGTGTGTCGAACAAAGATCAAGAGGCCCTCCCGAAAAAATGCTGTCCGGATTATTGTAGGCAAAGACGAATTACCAAGATTAAATAATAAATCGACCTATCGGGTTATTTTGAATAACGAGAAAATATCAAAGTTGGGTAACGATTCGGTCTATCGTATTTGTAATACTTGTCCAACCTATTTCGAGGCCGGGCCTAAGAGTTGTAGTGAAAATCGAGAAACTTTTCCTGAAAAATGTGACAGTTGTCGCACTGGGCAGATATGTATTCGGTGTCCTAAGTGTAAAATGGGACTTGAACATAGTGGAGGATGTCGAAGTTTCACTTGTTGTCGTTATAGTTATCCAGCTGGCGGTGGATGCAGAGGGACGAATTGTGATCATGGATCCACTAGCTTTTCCCCTTTTTGTGGACACCGTTGGCAATTAAGTGACAAAGACGTTAAATTGAGTCGCGAAGCTATCAGTCGCGAAGCTATCAGTCGCGAAGCTATCAGTCGCGAAGCTATCAATCGCGAAGCTATCAATCGCGAAGCTATCAATCGCAGGCTGAATCGAATAGTATTGGGCGGTGCATCGCCATCACATATGATGCACGGTTCATCACCTAGGCATTACCCTACTAGTCTAACATTTGAACCAATAGACGGTTTAGACTTGAAAGATGTCACTAGTCTAACATTTGGTCACGATTTTAATCAACCTATAGAAAATTTAGACTTGAAAGATGTCACTAGTCTAACATTTGGTCACGATTTTAATCAACCTATAGAAAATTTAGACTTGAAAGAAGTTACGAGTCGAACTATTCACACGTTGAGGCGGTCAGATCTCTTACAACCTATGAGCCCCGGTATGTTGATCACCACTACTAAGTTATCATTTTTGATGATATATAAGAAATTGGTTGAATTGTTATTCAGGCGTTTAGTAGCTAATGGAATGATTACTTCCGCCACTTGTAGTGGGCTTTCAAATGAAAAGATGAAATTATATATTAGTATGTTAATGTATGTAATGGACATGTTAATGTATGTAATGATGTCATTTTTGATGATATATGAGAGGTTGATTACAAAGAATCCATAAACTTTTTTCACTTACTTTGCTGGTATCATTCAATAGATACATATAAAACACATCATTGATTGATCAATACGAATGTCGCGATATTTTTGGTCATTTAGAAAAAATATACGATTTTCATTATTTTATCAATGAATAATAACCCTAAACTTGGTTTCTAGTAACGATACCAACGTGGCATTTTTCTATGAGAGGGTATTACCCATTCACCACCATAACAAAGAAAGGGATTTTGCCGGTACCTGTACTTAATAAAGGAAACTGTGTATGTGATAGGAGACTTTAGTGTACTTATCCCTCAGTTCAGCCATTATAATAACGTGGGAAAGGACAAATATCACGAATTGATTGGGCACCTGTTATAAACATCACCAGTCGATCAAATCCTAAACCATAACCACCATGGGGAAATGTTCCTTCACGTCGAAGTCGCAAATAGTCTTCATAATCTTCCAGTTTCAATCCCTTCTTTTTCATCATTTCAACCAAAACATCATATCTGTGCTCACGCAACGAGCCTCCACATAGCTCACCGATACCTGGCACCAATAGATCAACGCTTTCGCAAACTTGCAACTTATGTTGACCAGTCTGGGTATCGGTTTCGATCACATCGCACTGTAACATATAAAAACTCTTAAAACTCGATGGATATTGATAGACAAACGTAGGGCTGCCAAAAAATTCGTCACATAGATATCTTTCGTGTTCTTTACATAAATCAGTTCCCCATTCGACCGCACGTTCGAATTGTTTATTACACGTTTGGAGAATTTTAACAGCTTCCGTATAAGTTACCCGAGCAAAAGACCGATCAACAAATTGTTGAAGAGAGTCCAAATCGCGTTCTAAATGACCTAGGAACTCTCGACTCTCCTCGTCAGCTAAAAGTTTACCAATTGTCTTTTTGAGCGTATTCTCTTCTAGGTCCATGAGACCATCAAGTGTGATAAATGGAATTTCTGGTTCATAATGATAAAATTCACAGGCATGAAATTGTGTTTGAGAAGGATCAGAACGGAAACTGGGTCCGAAAATATAAGTTGGACAGAGGAATCGAGAAGTAACCGTCTCCTCATCAACTTGGCCAGAAACCGTCAGAAACGCTGGTTTCTTAAAGAAACCTTTAATCTTGGAGTGAACTTCAAAAACCTCACCACCTCCTTCACAATCACTAAAAGTGATAAACGGGGCCCTAATACGTAAAAGGCCAAGATCCCTAGATACACTATGTAAAGCATCTTCTGTCTTCTGGTAAAGCCACATTATTGCTTGGTATTGTCGAGTAAGTAGTCGTTGTGATTCTTTTTGACGTAAGAGATGTGGAGCCATTCCAAACTCAACTTGAACATCTTGTGGTTCAAATGGGCCATAAAATATGATTTCACTAGCCATTATTTCACAAACCTTACCATCTGGTGATCTTTGAACTAAACCTTTAAAAGCAACCGTACTGTAAGTAGTGGGTTTGGGTAATATATTTTTGTTGACAATGAGGGTAGTATCGTTGCTACAATCGGCGGTCCGAATTTTGAGAAACCAGAATTTAGACCGCTTTCCGATTCGGTAAATTCGACCATAGGAAACAATTTCCTGGTCAACCAGACTAGGTAAGTCAAAATGTTTAAGGGTTTTTGGTACTGTTAACATAGGGCTCGCTTGATATAATTTTGATAGACTAAACTTTCTTCATTTTTTCTCCAAAGTTCAGTCATTAAAATTGTGTCACCTATTTTTTTTTATTTCTATCTGAATGGAAGAAATTCTTTTCCAATAAATGGTTGCAAAACCTTAGGTACTCTAACTCCCTCACCGGTTTGATGGGTCTCACAAATCACACAGAGTGTCCTGGTGATAGCACACAGAGTCGAGTTCAACATATGGACATAATGATAACAACCATCTGTTCCCATATATCTACAATTGACTCGCATAGATTGATAATCTGTACAATTACTACAAGAAACCAATTCTCGATAAGTTTGAGCCACCGGAAACCAACCTTCCAAATCATATTTAACGCTACATGAGTTATTGAGTTCACCAGAAACAATATTAACCACCCTATATGGAATCTCCAACGACTGATAAAACAATTCCGAATTTTGAATCATTTCTTCCAATAATTGTGAACTTTTGTCAGGTGAAGTTAAACAGAATTGTTCAACTTTTCCAAATTGGTGAACACGAAAGATCCCAGTCATGTCTTTCCCAATATTGCCGGCCTCTCGGCGAAAACAATCAGAATAAGCACAGAACCGTTTTGGTAATTCTTTTGGTTCGAAAGATCTATCCCGATGATAGGCCACCATTGCTTGTTCTGATGTGGCAATTAGGTATTTAGACTGAGTTCCATCCATTACTTTGTAAAGTTCATCATCATACTGGCTAAGTTGGGCTACACCTGCCATTTTTTCAGAACGGATCATAACAGGAACACAAGTGGGAAGATAGTTTCGTTCCACCAGAAACCTGGTGGCATATTGGATTAATGCTTGTTGTAACAGAAAGAGGTCCCCCTGAAGAAAATAACTACGATTACCAAAAGTCGAAGTGACTTGTTCTGACATTTTCAAACCCAACCGTTTCATTACCTCATAATGTCCTAAAAGAGTGGAGCTATTTTCCATTTGCTGCTGACCCCAAACTCGCAAAACTACATTGTCACGTTCATCTTTAGAAATTGGTACTTTTTCGTCTAGAATATTGGCTACTTGGCCAAACAAAACTTCTATCTCTTTTTCTAAGCGCAATATCGTCTCTTTGACAGTTTCGGAGGTTGTCTTGGCCAATTTACTCAACTCCTTTAACTGTTCAATTTCCAAATAACCTAAACTCTCGGGGGTCAAACGCCCGAAACGTTTAATCAGGTCCGTAAAATATCCAACTTCATACTCGTTTTGTGTCTTACTGTCGTTTTGTGTCTTACTGTCGTTTTGTGTCTTACTGTCGTTTTGTGTCTTACTGTCGTTTTGTGTCTTACTGTCGTTTTGTGTCTTTGTTTGTTTCAGTTTCAGTCTTGTGACTATTTGTTTAGAAATGAGATTAATATCAAATCTTAGATTCTGAAATTGGTCTTCAAGTGCCTGTATTTCTACATCTTTCGTATAAATCTGATCAACCACATCCAATTCCACAAATCGTTTCCGTTGAGAATCTCTTAATCTTTCCCGGTAGTCAGGGTTACGAAATAGTGTTCGTTGTGGTAGCATCTCTAAATAAAATCTGATTTCACGTCAATTTTTCTTTCTCCTCAATCCAAAATAGGCCTTTTTTCCAAAAGAGTGAAAACAGTGAAGGGAAAAAGAAAGTGAGTATAGTGCGGTGGCTACTTAAAAACGGTATATCTCTTAATCAGCCTAACAATGATGGAATGACACCTCTTCATCTTGCAGCTGATGCTCATAATCAGGAAATAGTGCAATTATTATTCAAGCATGGTGCCCTTATCACTTGAGACAAAAATGATTATGTCATGACTGACTCTGGATAGTCAGAGAGTGGATACTTCTTTCGTCTTTGTAACCTTCAAATAGAAAATCATACGAAAATTCTTTAGCCTCAAAGATGGTTGATATTAAGATAAAAATAATGAAAAAATCGGGTAAAAATTTATTATTGTTATCTGGATATTCATAAAGAAAAATGCACAAAAAAGTATACATATCTACATTACTTCTCTTTATAGTCTTATCGGGTTGTTGTTTTCTTCCAGCAGTACTCCTGTTTGAACTTGAATACAAGCCAGAATATGATTCCTATAATGCTATAAATAAAATCAATGTAACCGTGTATAATATTACCGGTAACTGTGGTGAATGTGATTGTAATTGTAAACCTGATGGTGGTTCATGTGATACATGCCCATGTTGTGGAGTGAATGTTCACGTAAATTACACGGTTAACGATGAAAACTGTAGTTCATTTCTTACAACACGAAAATACGTTAATTTACCTGCCAAAAGCATTGCGGTTCAATGGGGCGTGGAGAAATATGAAATAGGTAGTAACATATCTTGTTATTCTAACTCTAATAATGTCACCGATATCTCCTGGGATAAAAACGACTCAGACTATTTATCTCCTCTAGTTTTCTCCATATTGATGTTTATAACATTTTTCTTAGGTGGCGTTGCAATTATGGTTTGTTGCATTTTTGCACTAGTAGGAGATTTTAACGACTGGAATTTCAGAAGAAGAAATAGACTCCTTGACGCACGAATTTCTAATGAACTAGCAAGAGTACCCAATATATCATTTGTCTCTGTTGGAAATGGAGAAAGCTGTTCCATTTGCACAAATAGAAAAAAATCACACCTATTAAGATCATGTAAACACGAATTTTGTTTCACTTGCATACATGAATGGCTCTCTCAAAATAATAATAACACGTGCCCTCTATGTAGACGACCTGCTACATTATTACAAATCATGCCATTATAAGCACATTCTATTGTTTCGCTTTCGTTTCGCTTTGTACCAAAGACAATATAAAAGTATAATGCATTACAATGGCTAATTTGATATTGCGATGATTAAAAATGGGTAAAAGAAATCAATCCATTACACCAAAAGAAAAAACTCGAAAATTTCCTCGATTCATGAAGATTTTTTATCAACAATGGCAATGCTCTTCCACTTTGACAAGTGGTTCAACCAGTTCGATTATAAATCCTATATTTTATGAAGGTATCACACCATATTATTTATAAAAAAGCATTTTTTCAACAGTGCAGATTAATTGCACGAAAAATCGACAAAATATCTAAATTTAAGATATTTGACATGAGCACCACCCAAGAAAACGCAACACTACCAGGAGCTGTTCCTATTGCGAATCATTCGTTGAATGATGACTATGTGACTCAGTCTGTTGAACAGACTGATAGCCGCTTCGCGGTGGCTCAACTGGGTCAACCTCTTTTGGCTTCGTTTCCATATAGATCAGAAACCAACGTTGCCGTTGCGTCCAGAGAAGGCCCTATCCCCGAGAGACAGTTTATTTCCGAAACAAGGATTGACGCTATTCAGGAGGAAATACAGAAAACGGATAAGAAAATTAAAGAGATCGTAGAACAACTTGACAAATTATTAGCCACCATAATGCAACTGGAGGACAAGTTGAAAACAGAAATACAACAAAAGTGCGAAAAAACCGGAGAAAACATAGGAATACTTGATAAACGGAGCAAGACAAATAGTGAAAACATAGGAATACTTGATAAAAGAAGTGAGAGAAATAGTGAACAAATAGCAATCTTGTATAAAATGATTAGGGAATTAGGGTGAGCCCATAGAATATGAGAGTCTTTGTTACAGTAATGATATCGAAAAAAAACTACGATAGAAAGCACTTGTCACTAAAAAAAATGAAAGGAATTTGGTAAAATAATGTGAGTAACAGGTAACAGACAAAGGAGTAAAACAATGTCGACATTTGTAAGTGAAATGAAATTTCGCGAACCCACTTCGCTCTCAAAAAAATGGCACCGCCCTCGTGTATGTAAAAATGGTCCAAATTGTTACTATTATGGAAACGGTATCTGCAAGTTTGACCATTCTTGTAATTGTTTCCATTGTAGTACCCTCCACGGGTCATCAAAGGTAGAGTGTAGCGCAACCGTGCATGATTGTGTATGCAATTATAGAATTGAATGCAAATCGGTCGAACATAAATGTGTATGCGATTGGCGTGGGTGGTATAAAACGGTAATGTGTAAATCTGATACACACCAATGTACTTGTCGCGACAAAAAGCATGAATGCAGATCCGCAAAACATGAATGCATATGTAGCCTCAATAGGCTTGAGTGTCGATCTCATATTCATGAAAATAAACGTGAATGTACATGTGACATGAAATTTTTTACTTGCCAATCTGTTAACCACAAATGTGTATGCCTTACAGGATTTATTTGTAAATCTACAGAACACAAATGTGTATGCGACTGTATTGGATATATAACGGTTACTTGTAAATCGGATAAACACCGATGCACATGTAGCGACAAAAGCCTTGAATGTAGATCCGAAAACCATAACTGTGTTTGTGGTTTGGAACTCGATTGTAGATCTGATGTACACGAATGTACATGTTATATAGATGAAGACATCACAGTATATCATATCGGTATTTCGCCAGAATGCAGAGCATCTTCTGATCATAAATGTATGTCATGCGGTCGAAATGAAAGAATGGAAGATTATTCAATTTGTTACATCTGTTTCGATGATCTTAATTGGCCAGACCACTTTCTTGATGTTACTAAGAAAGGAGTCGTTAGAGAAAGATCACTAATTATTTGTCATTTTTGTCATACAGCACGTGAAGAATGTGATTACAAAGTTGATGAAGAGGAAAACGACCTTGACCTACTATTTTGTAAATATTGCCTACCACAAATTTATCGATGTGAGCATTGTGATCTATATATACCACATAACAATGGCCGGCACGAATATGCAGGTGATAGTGATCACTGTCAATTTACAGGGCACAAGCATTGTAGTTGTGATGTATGTAGACATTGATTCTAGTGTTATGAAAATCTTATTTTACTTTGCACAAAGTAAAATTAATAAAGCAAAACACTAGAATGAAAGTTTAAAGATTCAGTAACATTTGTAAATGTGTCGGTACAATAACAGGAGCTGCATCATCATCAATAATCTCATCATTAGTGTCAGCTTGTCCAAAACTAAGTCCAGTTGTACTCATACCAATTTCACCCTTAATAATAGAAGCCGAAAGGTGAGCAATATGAGCCTTCAATTTTACCTCATGTGTATCCTCATACTCATTCTTGCTTAGTCTAGTCGGCACAGCCTTAGTAATTTGATTAAAGAAAAAGACCACTGCCGGCATATTTTGATCCTTTAATACCTTAGTTATCTCACTAGGCAATGGAGCACTTAATCCAGCATTTAATACATCTTCACCTATAACATTTACGCTAGTGAAATTACGATAATAACTACTATGAATCAAATTAGTCATCAAGAGAGCCTGTTGAGGCAATCCACTCACAGGATTAATATCAACCGGATAAATAGCCGCATATTTCTCACGGCCAAAAGAAACATAACGTGCGATAAATAAACACTTCTTGAGCCTAAGACCATGAAACAAAATATTAAAGAGTTCATTATGCTTTGGATCAATTTGCTTGACCTTCTTAGTTGTCTTTCCATGAACTGACAATTCGTAACTGGTACCATCATATTGATATGGTCTAATTTCCGTTTCTGGAACAACAGCAACAACTGTCAAATTACGAGTTGTTGCTGTTGTTTCACCAATAATCGACTTATCAATTGAAACAATATGTACCTGTCCATCTGGTGCTTTGACTTCCAAACCAGAAGTTGTCGTCGAACGATCAACAATCGTCTCAACATCCTCCAACTTAGTTGGCTTTTCAACGTCATCTTTGGTAAGAACCATGACTTGACGAACTCTTCTACCCTGATAAAGAGTATTTAGAGTAGTCTTGGGATCAGTAATTTTGTCAATATGAACCGGTATTTCAATCGGATCATTGCCAGTGGTCAGAATTCTCAGGTTCAGATTACGAATCATTTAACAATAGTGGGAGTAGGAACACAGTCTTCCAGTTAAAATTAAAAGAAAGAGAGATTTTTTCCAAGTATCATCTTTCTGATAATAGTGTAATTTTGTTTCCAGAAATTTAGATACTATCCTTGTTGCATCTTTCGTCAGACCAGTGTTTCTGTTGTACACAACACCAGATTGCCTCATTTATGGAATTGAAGTGTTCTATGTACACTACATATCGGTATAAAAAATTGAACATTATTTCCAAAAAATATTCATACGAAATGGGAAAAAGAAATCATTCCATCACACCTAAAGAAAAAACTTTCAAACAATCATCGACCCGACCAAAACATCCATCAGGGTGGACACCTTATGAACATTATGGTATGTGTGGTCAATCTTGTCCCTGTTGCCGTTCAAAAATAGAAGGACCAAATGAGTTGGGTACTTGTGAAATATGTAACATGATACCAAACGCAAAGTAAAA